GTCAAAAATAAATCATCATAATAAGAATAACGAGGATACATTTTGTTAGGAAACATAGATAATAAAAGGGAATGGAAATTATTAAAAATAGTGGGACCATAAAAGTAAAGAAATTGAAGGGCAACATGTAAATTAACTTGCAATTGCTGTTCTAACGTAGAAAAACGAGAAGAACGAACATATGAAATCATAGATACAATTGACCGATAATCTAATAAAGGTAAATAATATATAGAACTTTTACGAAACCCACGTTTAAGGAAAGTAAGACCAATAATGGGCTCTGCAAGTAGCAAAGTACCATCCTTACGAGATGAGGAAATAGTCATATTGAAATAATTGGTGTAAATCAATAACATAGAAGAACGGTTCAAATATTGAATCACGCATGGGGATACGGAATCAATAGAATCATCACCATAAATCTTAGTTACTACATATTTATTGTAGTAAGACAGGTCGCGGTAAGTGAGGGGGACACTAAGATAATACCAAATGAGATGTTGTAACATGTTACACATAGTATTAAAGAGGGCTGTTAATACCCAACCGGAGCACATACCAATGTGCTTGCGCCAAACTGTGGCGCCACAAAGAAGATAACCATGAATCATAGCATAGAGCAAGTTGTAACGTGCTGTATCGTGAGATATATGCCAGTCAGGATCATTCTTCTTATACCATGCATTAACGATATTATTAACATAAAACAGGATATAGGCAGAGAGGTTTTTGTCCCATGAAGGGACATCAGCATCAAAGCCTTGGTCAGAAACGGAGAGAAGGGAGTACATTAAAGTGGACCATTCTTTTGAATCAGCATTAATGCCAATACAAGAGTAAGCTTTCATACAATTAAGATGCATCATGGAAATCCATGATCCATAATAAGCACGGGTTGCAATAGAATATTCGAGAGGTGGAATCTCAAATATACGACACAACTTACCGGGTTTATCTAGATTATCTTTTAAGGAGACAATCCAATGAATTGGATGACAGGTTGTTTTCCATGATGTAATGTAATCATCAAGGAAAGAATGGTAGGTAGGGTCTTTGTAACTAAGGATGCCATCAACATTGCGAATGTAATAATTTTTATCACGGCAAAGTTGGATATGCGGATAACCGGCGGAAGTATGTAGGTTGAGTACATCCATTCCACCGTGCACATTGATAGCATCGAGAGCATTTAAGACAGAGGCGGGTTGATTGACAAAAGTAGTAGCAAAATAATCATTGATTTGGATAGGACAAGGAATAGTGTAACTAATTAAATCAGAACCAAACATCATAGTGGAAAGAAGAGCGGGATCTAATTCGCCAGTCTTAACGGAAGGATGTTTAGTGAAATCATAAAATAAAGGTTGAAAACAAGATGGAGTATAGGATGTAGTACGATTAATATAAATAGGAGTTGAAAGATCTTCACATCTTTCAATAGATAGATTCTGAGTCTTGTAGTTAGCAGACGACTCAGAAGATATTGAGAAAGTGGGATCAATCTCAATGGGTGGTGTTTGCGATGTGAAGAATGGAGCAAACATTTCTTGTACAATAAAAATTGCACCAGAATCAGCTTTAACGTCACCATAAGTATGAATACCTATGATTTTTTCATTAAGAGCTGGATTGTGAATAAGGAGAGGAGATCCACAATCACCACTTACAGTTGGTGAAAAGTAAGTGACACCAGAAGTTGTATATAAAGTACGTGTTTCAGATAGTTGATATCCTACAGCACGACTAAGA